TCCAATATATTCACTTATGAATGTTTGATCACGTCTCTCTAACCACGTACCTTGTTCAGTAGTGACTGACGTAGATGGAAATACTTGTACACCTCTTACAAATAAACATCCAGCAGGAACATTTATTGAATTAGTATCTAAAGCAAATTGTGCTTGAGCTTGTTTTCTGTCAGAATCCATAGGAATATCGTAAGCTATTCTATATTCTGCATTTTCTATAAATCTATTTAGTATAGCAGCAGTAAAAACATTACTATCTACTTCAGTATAGTTTCTAATATCTGTCTGTAAGTTTGATAAAGTGTATCCAGCCATAATTAACCTCTATCATTAACGGGTCCAATTGTACAATTAAAACCGCCTCCTGTTGCCGTGCTACTCGCTGCCGACACTAATGGTACTGTTAATGAATTATATTGAGTTTCTGTTTGTGATGTTTTAGGTCCCACTATTACAGTTGTTGAAACAGCAGTCGCTAAATAAGAACCATAAACTTTAGCACCACTAGAATGAGTTCCTGCACTTGTGTTAGCAGGAGTAACTCCTCTGTATGGAGCTGAAGATCCACGCGTACATCCTGTTAATGTATGAGTGCTTCTTCCAGTATATTGAATAGTTTCATTTTCATAAGCTCCTGTTTCACTATTTATTTTTTCAATAACAATATATCCTGCTGTTGGAAAAGCTGATCCATCAGCTAAAACAATTGACGTAGCTGTGCTACTAATATCTCCGTTTAATGTTGTTGATAATTCTAATGTAGAAATAGCAACTCCTCCTACAGGTCTTTTAACTGAACTAAATCTTACATATGTAGTACCTTTGTTAAAAGCATTATTTGGAAAAGAAATACTTAAAGTAGTATTGGAAGCCGTTGTAAATGGATTCTCAGGTAAAATTTCTTGAACTGGAAATTCTGTTCTTGCTGGTCTAGCATGTTGTAAAGCTTGTGGGTCGGCTCCTACCGGATGAGGTTGCAATTGAGGTTGTTTAGGTTCAAACTCAGAAGTATGTACCCATGCACCAGTCCATTCTTTAACCATTTCTCGATATGGAAATGCTGCACCAGATCTATCAGAAATTGCTAATGCTCTTCTACCTTTTGAAAATCTTGCCATTATATATTTGGATAATAAGTTTTCGGTGTAATATACGTACTCGCTGCTGATCCATCCTCCGCTAGTGCTCTTGCTAATTCATCTTCATATAATAATTTAAATTCTTGAGTTCTTTGAGGTGCAAATTTCATAGACAAATAATATGTAAGTCCAGCAATCATAGACGGTATAAATCTATAAGGCGCATCACTGGCATTAGTATAAGCTCCTACATCTTGAATTCTTTTTACATAATAAACATTTAAATAATTACTTGCTGCTGTAGCATTAGGTAAAGGATAAATAGTTATTGTAACTTTATCTATAAATCTTTGAACCCAAAACTGTGAAGGTGTTCCATTAGATGCTTTGTTGGCTGTTGCTGAATAAGCATCTCTTGCAACTTTTGTTAAACCAATATCTGATTGATTTGTTGTATTATAATTTTGTCTATAAGTAACATTTAAAATATCTGTAATACCATAAATGTTTGCTGTCGGAACTGTTGTTGCTTGTGGTGGTTCTGCACCTCCCGGTACATCTGTTGAATTTCTATAAAAAGTATAAATACCAGAACCTTCCGCTGTAGCATCTATATTTGTAGTAGAACCTTGTACTAAATTAATATTAGTATTTCCTACTTCCCAAAAATGCACACCTCTATTACCCCATTCTTGAAAAAGAATATTTAGAGATCTTCTTGCAGATCTCATTTGATGGCCGGAAGTTCCTATAAGTCCTAATCTTTCGTATGCGTCAGCAATAATTTCATCAATTGAAAAATCCTGATCAAACGAATAGGATGAAGAAGTGGTATTCGCCATTTAAACTCCTATCCATTATACAGTACGTTCATCTGGTCTATAATGTCCAAAGTATATGTTACAGTCAATCCATCTTCACATAAAACTCCAGGCACAGGTATATTAAAATGAGTTTCAGTATCTGCTGTACCAATTGTTCTATATTGCATAAATGGAGTTGAACTTGTTGTTAATGAACTTGTAGAATGAAACTTTACATCTCCTGCTGTTCCACCACTACAACATGTAAAACCTTTAAGAGCCGTTCTTCCACCAAACATTCCCATTCCTCTAGAAGCATTAAATCCTAAAGAAACGTTACCTGCTGGTTGAGAACTCATTTCAGCTGCAGTAACTGTTAAAAAATATTTAGTTCCTGCTGTCTCAGTTGCTGAACCTGGTAATGTAATTACTTCAGTTTGAGATTTTCCATTTAAATCTGTACCTGTTAAAGTTACAGTTTTTCCAGAATCAGAACTACCTGCTGTAGTTGCAGTTATAACTGCTCCTCCACCGTTATGAGTAGAAGCAAAAGCAGTGTTTGCCATTGTGAAAGAAGTATTCGGTCTAGCCGCAGTTGCAAAATAAGTAGCACTTGAAGCTGTTTCATCCATTACTGTTTTTACTTTGACGTAAGTCGATGCCATATTTATCTCCTAATCTTCTAGGCTCCCGAAGGAGCCCAGAATAAGATTATTATCTTTGTTGGATTGTTTGAATCCAATCTGTTGCTATTTGATTAGCAGTCGTACCTTTGTTTTCTATGAAAACTTTTAGTTCTAATGCTATATCATCTGGAACAGTTGTAGCTGCTTGGGTTCCAACACAATTACCATCTAAGTAAAGTTTATACTGAGCAGAAGTTTGATTCATTTCAGTACCTGCAGGTTGAAAATGAAAACCTAATCTAACAGAGTTAGTAGGCATTTCAAATGTAGTTGCAGCTTGAGTCGGTATAGTAGAGTCAGCAAAAGTATAAGTACTTCCTGCTGCACTATCTTTCATATCGAAAGATACACCCGCACCATTTTTTCTAGATAAGAACTGAATAGTAGTTGTATCTTCTAAGTGAGAGAAACCAATACAATCAGTTGGTACAGTTGCTGGATCAACAAATGCATTGTCAGCAAAACCAACAAAAATGTTTGCTTCAGTTACATCTGTCATAGCAATTCTAGTTTCATACCACCATTGCTTATTTGCATTGTAGTTCCAAACTTCTTTACCAGAAAGTCCAGTAATTTCTCCAGCAGCTGGAGCATCATCTCCAAGTCTTAGCCATCCACCAGCATAATCTACTAGTTGATAGTCTGAACCTCCGCCAGATGTTACATCCCAATCAGCTGAATTATAATGAAGCCAGTCGTTTTGATAAGCAACTTCTTGATTATAACCTCCAGTAATTAGGGGTTGTTTAATACCACTAAATAGGGAAGTGTTTCCCGATTTACCTCTAACGTTTGTTACGCCAGTTGAAAAGTGTGTAGTCATATTAATCAGCGCCTCCTCGCGCCAGTTATTCCTACTAAGCAAAGAATAACCAATTTATGATTTAATTATCTTAGTGAGTTATTTATATAGTAGATTTTAGTGGAGTGCAAGCGATCCTTACAGAAATGTAATATTTCAGCGATGTGGCGTTTATTTAAGTAGCCACAGAAACTTGTGGGGCGGCATTATTAATTGCATTTTCTCTATCTGCAATCTTATTTTCCTCGAGTTTGATCTCAGTGATAACTTCTTTAATTTTGTCATCAATTCTGACCATATCCAAAGTATATTTACCAAACTGCTCATACTCTAGATGCCACCTCAACTCCAAGGACCTCTTTTGTTTGTATAGGTCTTCGACCATCAACAACCTCCTCATAGGTTATTCTATTTATCTTAGGAGCCATCATTTCTCCAAGATACTCCCACTTTATACTCTTATCTCCTAGTTTGTCAACTATAGAATTTTCAATAGATTCAACATTATCTTCCGCTAACACTTCAAATGTAGCGTGATATTGATATGCATTTATTTTTACTAGGAATTTCCTCATATTTCTCACCTTATTTAGAAAATGTGGCGGAACTGTGTCCCGCCACATAATTAGTTTAGATTACGCACCTTCAACGCCGAAGATACCTCTATAGTCAGATGCGCCAAAAGCGTATCTTTCTCTAGCTTTGTATCTTACGTTACCAGTATCAAAGTCTCCTTCCATTGACGTAGTCAACGGAGTTCTTGAAAACATTTTCATACCATTAGGAACGTCCGTGATAATGTAAAATGAATCAGCGTCAGTTAGGAAGTTGTTCACTCTGTAACCTTGAGGAATCATTCCCATACTGTTCACCGCATTTATGTCATTATCAGCTGTACCAGTTCTACCTTGAGATTT